AATCCTGAAATTGATCTGGGTTTAACCACGCATGTAAGTGGTGGGCTTCAACAATTGCAGATGCAGGTGCTTTACTTTGACCTCTCCATTTAATGCCTTCTGGAAGTTTAATATTTGCGTCATGTTTGCCACGATTTACAGCGCTAATAGCACGCTTTGATGGTCCAAGCATAGACGCAGGAACTGGTGGATAATGATTACTTTGCAAATGTGCAAGCAATCCCATATCTTTATTCTTACCCTTCATTGAAGAGTACTCTGCAGCATGCATGCTTCCCATTATTACTTACCTGGGTTTACCTTTGCTGGATATTCTGATGTTGCAAAACCATAACCAGAAAATGGATGTAATGCTTGACGGTTAGTAAGAGTGTCTTCAGAACCCATTCCTACTTCGGTATCAGGACGAGCCTTACGATACTTTCCATCTGTTGCACCAGCATCTAGTGACTGGTTCATTGAACGTGATGAGTTAACGGTCATTATCTCTTCTTCCTATTTGCCTCAATAACGGCTTCTACCGCTTGAGTTGATTGAGCGTACTGTTCTTTACGAGATGCTGGATACTCTCCCTTTGGAGAAGAAATAAGTGCACCTGTTTCCTTGACTAAATTATGTACTCTTTGGCGTTCTTTAGCACTCTGAATGCGAGTTCTTCTACGATCGTTAAATTGGATCATGCCATTTTTCCTTTAACTCTTTTGGCATTGCGTTGAGTTACACAAGATAGGCAATGACCTCTATTAGAAAGAAATTCTACGGGATTCATAATAACTCCACAGGTTGGACATGGAGCAGAACCATTATATTTTGTGGCATTGTCCGCAATTTGACGAGCCTGTAACTCCATTGTCATCATTCCATCGCCGTCGTTCATTAACACCCTCTTTCATTTGCACAAGTCTGACAAACACGACCTTGACCAGCATAATCCATAGCGCCTTTTTTACCGCAAGATTCGCATTTCCATTTTGGGTTATCGCTTTTAGACATCTGTGCCTTGTTAACTAGACTCATATATGAACCAGGAACACGTTTTGGATCATTGCCACGATCAGGAACCATAGTTGGCATTAGTTACTCCCTAAGTCATTTCGAGAAGCAGCCTGGAAACCAGAAACTCCACCTGAGTACCAGGATACACGGGGTTCAACATAATTTCTGTCTACACTAACAATATCATCAATTCCTGGTTGAGACCTGTCTCCATATCCAAAACGATCTGGAAATAAACGAATTTGTGGTAAAGGTGGACGAACCATATCTTGAATATCTTTTCCTGGAATATTCATAACCATAAGTGCTTGAGAAGTTAGACGCTCCATGTTGCTTGACCATGGTCCGTTATACTGCCAACGCTTTGCAATTTGATCAGGCTTAATTGGTGCTCGCCAAGGTTTAGTGTAGTCATAAACGCCATCAACTGGTTGTGTCATCCTATTGCCCCTCTATGGGTTACCCATGAAGTTGCTTGTACCTTATTTGGTACATCAACGCCTAATTCTCCAGCAGCATGCTGATATGCATGAACAAAATGTTTGTATCTACCGATTGAACTTAAACCCAAATCTTGAGACATAGTTCCTGTTTGTCTTGGAACTTTAAGGTCTTCAAGAGTTTTTGGTTTTCCTGTTCCAGCAAAAGGTCTGCCCATCGCAATATCGTAAGCATGACGATCAATTGTTACTGGTGATGGATTACTTGGATCATGAATGTTTTTAAAGAAACTAGTTACTTTATGTCCACCTAATACTTTTTCTGGTTCTTCACCTTCATGAATTCTTCTAGCCTTTTCAACATTTGCTGGAAGAAGAGCCTTTTCAACATTTCCTGTTTTTACTAACTCGTTTGCTTCTCTAACATTTCTTCCCCAATCACTTAATGGAGAAAGTGCAGCAATAATTCCTGCTCCACGTTTTGTATCACCTTTACCAAGTTTTGTTGCTTCCTCGTGTGCTTTTTCATACCATTGATGACCACCTTCCATAAATGATGGTGATGCTTCACGGTATTTATTTATGATGTTTTCAACATGACCTTTGAATTGTGATTCTGCAATATTTTTATCCCAACGACCATGAGGATCTATACCAAATTTTGCCACTTTATGACCACGCTGGTCTCAAATAAGCAAGCATTGCCTGACGTCTAGCATCAATTTGACCTGGTTCATTTGCAATAGTATTTGCTTTACCATCATTTACTAAGTGCGGAGCAGGAGTTAGTTGAGTCTGTGGAGCATTTCTAGGAATCATGTAGGTCACTGCACCGTTGTTATTTACTGGGATGGCTTTCATCTGTCTAGCAATTCCCATCATTGGGTTTACTTGCTCTGGCCAATAGTACATAGATGGCTCAATACGCTCACCTTTATGAACTCCACGTTGATATGCCTTTTGATTAACACGATTCTTAATTGAATCTAATAGACGATCATCACGACGAGAACGAATTGTTCCAAGATAACCATCAGGATACTCTGCAGAAGGTATTCGACCAACACCGATACGCAATGCGTCCATGGTGTCGTGTGCTACAGGTGTACCTGCACCACCCTGGTTGTTATAGCCATTTAATCCACCAGCACCTAATGATTGCCAGTTTTGTGAGGCTGAAAAATTGTTAACTCCACCAGCCATTAGACGCCTCTGTTTCGACGATTTTTAGCAATGGTTGCATAAACTTCATTTACTGAAATCTTTTTACCTCTGTATGTAGCACCACGGCTTATGTGTGCCTGTTCTGCAAACTCTTGGGCTCTTGGTTTTGGTTCCATTCTTTCTGCTTCGCTAGTTGCGTGTGCACTTTCAACAAACTCTGGATTAGATTCAACTCCAGGAACTTTGCGCCCAAAATAAATGTTACCGCCACCCATACGACGTTTATCTGTTCCACCTAAATCATAACCAGCAATCTGACTGTTTTCTACTCCAGCCTTACGTGCTTCTGGAAGTGTTTTGTGTTTTACACTTATATCGGCAAATACTTTACCGCCAGTTTTCCATGCACCTTGATATACATCGCCTGTTGCTTTTGTTGCGTGTTCTTCTTTAAACCTTTGTGCTTGTTCTGCAGTATAAGGAGCATCTGTAATTTTTTCAGCACCAGGAATTGAAACCATAACTCCAGGACCTTTAGGAGATTCTCCAGTTTTAAAACTGCGACTGGCTCCACCTTTATTTGCTAATTCTGCAAACTGTTCATTACTAAGCATTTCTTCCTGCGCCTTTATCAGAACTAGGCATTTGTGGCATTTTGTCTTCATCCCAGGAAAATGTTGTACCAGCACTTCTTTTTGTGTACGCCAAAGGAATTGATCCTCTACGAGGAGTACGCCAAGCAGTTTGTTGTGCAACAGAACCTGTGGTGGCTGCACCTAACGACATCGGTATGTCTACAGATGATGTATTGGTATCGCCTCCACCAAATTGGGATGACGATAAAGGCATTTTAGTAAGTGCCTTCCATTCCAGCAGCAAAATTAGGTGATTGCTTTCCGCTGACTGAAGGAACTGTACGTGCATTCATCATTGTTGATGACGCTTCAATGTTTGTTGGTGCTGGCATTTTTGCAGTTACACGATAAGAAGCACCCATACGTTCAATATTTTTACGGTTTGCTTTATTATTGATTGTGCTATCTGCTGCTTGAGTATTTTTCTTTGGCATCAAACTACCAACAGCGGGTGTACCACTTACGTTGTTAAACTTTGTTGCGTCTGCGCCCATGTAAGCACGTCCGCCAGTTGCAATAATCTGTTCTGGTGTTTGGTTCTTCATACCTTTACCTGCCGATTCTAGGTGGTTGGAAGACATCCCCATGCGGCGACGCATAGCGTGTCCCATACTTGCCCAAGTTGCCATTGTGACTCCTTAATTTGTTCTAAGGATACGTCTAAATTAGTTTGCTGTAATGGCAAATACAATTGCGGAAATTTCTCCATCACGGCTCTCAATTGTAGTAAATCCTGGAATACAGGAGAGGTCCATACCACGAGGGGCTACATACCCACGGGCAATTGCGATTGCTTTTACGGCTTGGTTTACTGCTCCAGCACCTACGGCACGAAGTTTTACTTCTTTTTTATCGTAGATTGCGTGAGCAATTGCAGAGGCTACGCTCTGTGGATTAGAACTTGCACTGACTCGTAGGAACGGTTCGTCAGCAGATGGTGTTTCTGGTGTTGTATTCAATTGTTAGTCCTTTGGGTTCGATTTTTTGTGCCGCTCCTAGATCAAATGGTAAGGCTAAATCCTTGGTTGGTCTCTGTATTTAGGGTCTTTAATTTGCTCAACAACTTGAGCCTCAATACTACCTGTAATGCTTTTTGCCGCTAATCTGGCTAATGCATAGGAGTCTGCAGCATTATCATCATTAAATTCTATGCCCCATCTTTTATAAATCTGTAAAAGCATTTCTTGTTTTTTAGCATTTCCTTTACCTGCTGCATACTTTTTTAATGTCATTGGAGGAATTTTAAGAGGAAACCTACGGTCATCATCATCGCCAAAAAAGTCAAATATTGCTAATCTAACAGTTGCAGATAACTCTCCTAAAATAAGAGCCGCATGACTTGCTAATACAGTTCCTTCCATAGCAACATCTGTAATAGACCAGTGTTCTTCAATGTAGTTTAAGTTATCTATCAACCATTCTCGTATGTCGGCTAATCTTTCAATGCCAAAATAAGGGGACTTATAAACCCAAGTTAAATATTGTTCTGGATTTTCAACGCTAAGAACTGTTATAGCAAAACCAGTCAAGGATTGGTCTATACCAACTGTGACGTTGGCATCCCGTGGTATTAAACCGCCTTCTATAAGTTTACTTGGCATTGAGGGAAAACTCCATACGTCTGCGTACTAACTCTCGCAGGTCATCTAAAGATCCCTCGTTCTTTAGAATTTTATCAAACTTAAAACCATCTAATGCATTCTCAGAAACATGATCATTTACTGGAACATTATTTGTTCTTCGTACACGCCATATTTCTCCACCAATTAGTTTAATTGCGTTTGCTTCATTTTCAAACCTAACATCTGTAATAACATAGTTTTTATCTATTTCTTCTATTTGATTTAACACGGTAGTTACCCAGATATGCTCGTCAATTAAGGTACGTGCAGCAACACCTAAATGTTGAAGTAGTTCTCTAACTTCCGTTTTAGACTTTGCAACATCCCATCCATACTCTGCAACAATTGTTGAAAGTTTTGGCCCACCAAGAGATGGGTCTATTGCAAGTAATAACTGTCTAATTTTGTCTGCAAAAGCAAGTCGTGTAAAACCATACTCCTCAACAAGGAGTTTGGCTACTTCGTCTTTTCCAGAACGAGCATATCCAGATAAACCAATAATCATGGAGTAGGAACTAACCAGTTACCTAACATACCCC